TCTTCAGGTTTGCCTAATTTTTCCATATAAGCATCTAACAAAGATTTTAAGTTTTGCCCACTTTGTAAATCAGGTTTAGGAAGTACTACATTAGTACCATCAGGTTCAGCAGTATACGTTACAGGGTCTGGAGCTGTAAATGCTCCTAATATCTCATTATCTTGTTCGTCAGTATTTGCCATAATAATTGTTCCTATACTAAGCAAGAATCCAATGCTTAGGCATAGGCTTCTTTTTTCTATATTTATCTTTTCCAACATTTTCTAATGACTTTGGAGGGTATGCGTATTTACATGCGTATGCTAATGCATCTATAGTATCATCATGTCCCATCCTTGGGCCGAATGTTATTATCTCTCTTTGTAAGTCATAATGCTCTTTTTTAATATGCATCATACCTACTGAAAATCTTTGAGCAAGAATCTCTTGGATTCTATCCCTTTTCCCCATCCTAGTTCCTGGCTTCTCTTCTCTAAACTTTACAGTAAAATCATTTCTTCTTATCATCTCTGCTCTTAAAGACTGAAACACAGGTCTACTCATTGTAGTATCTTCAATAACAAAAAGCTCAGGATGGTGTTGTTTATTAATGTCAAACATATAATCAACAATCCCTTTTTGGTCAGTTCCTTGTATGCCAAGAACAGAAAGCCCTCTTTTCCTAACATAGTCAACAATATAAATCCTGTTAAACTCATCAACAGCAACAGTAAGTAATACAGAAAAATCGCTATCTCTCCTCATTATATCAGTGGCTGTATCTACCCCTGTAAACATATGCACAGGTATAATCTCGCCATTATTAATCAAATAATTCATTTGGGTGTCTTCATCATAATAAGTTGAACCTTCCCAATAATTAATATGATTCCTATTAAAAACAGAATCTGCTTCACTCTGCACTTCCATCATATACTCTTGATAGAATTTTGCTGGCTGTCCAGAATCAGCATAGAATTTCTTTTTTCTTTCTAACTCTTCAAGACCAAACCAAGATGGCCATAATGCAGTACCATCTTCTAATAATGCTTTATATGATGTTACGTCCCACGAGAAAGGAGTACCTTCTGCCTTAGCTTTCTGGGAATTAACAATAAGATTATTGATAAAACTATCGAAATGCACAGGTGTACCATTAATCCTAAGACGACCACTGCCAGGCTCAAGAGCAGGAAAAACGACAGCAGTAATAAGATTAGAGTTCTTAGCCCTAGCTTCTGGAGTGATAGTGTTGTTCTCATCTTCAAAGTCATCGAGTACAATGAGGTCATACCTTTTATGAAGTTTAGCACCACCTCTAATACCAGAGATATTGGATTTCGAGATAAGCTTGCAGCCATTAGAGAATTCAATATCAGTTTCAGTCCACTTCCTCCCTTTTAAATCACCAAAGTAATATTTAATTTTATCATTTATTTCAATATGAGATTTAACATAGTCCATATTTCCAGTAGCTAGTTTAGCAGTTGCTGATACCCAGCCATAGAAATAAGGTTCACTACTATCAGATAAACCCCATTCTTTTTCTTTACCTCTAAAACAAAAACTTCTTAGTATATCTGCTTTAGTAAGTACTGTTTTTCCATGACCCCTAGGCATTATAATAGCTAATTGCTGTATATTTAAATTATCAATCTTATCAGCGATAGCATAATGAAACCAAGGAGTTTCACTTCTCATATAGTCATCAGGAAGAAATAACTTGCCAAATGCAATTAAGTCACTGTATGCAAGCCTTAAAGCTTCTTCTTCCTTGCCTACGTTGTGGAAATTAACATTTGCCATTTAATTAAACAACCCTTTTTTTATTTTTCTTCTATTTCAGGTCTAGCTGCAACACTAACACTATCTCCGCCAAACCCACTAAAGCTAACTCCTGATATTTCTTGAACCTTAGTTCCAGTATCTTTTATATTTAAAACCTCACCTAATTCAAGTAAAGCTTTTAATTTATCAGAATCCTTTTCAGCTCCCAATGCTATATCTCTTATACCTTCTAATACCAGCTCTTCATCTATGTCTAACTTAGCTAATATAGGCTTTAACTCTTTTCTCATAGCTCTTTTTATCCTCTCAGTTCTTACTAATAAACCAGCTCTTACTTCAGCATACTTAGGACTATCTGTCTTGTAAGCCCTAATGTATGCAGTAGTCATATCCATCCCAGATGCAAGATTTTGTACGAACACCTCTTCTCTTGGAGTTAGGTTTACCCTATCGGCAATTACCTCTTCACTTGTCTTATCCCCTGATATGGAATAGATATTTTTTCTTCTATCTGTATCAAAGAAAGTTTTATCGTCTACTAAAAAAGTACCTGTACAAGTACCTATATAATCAATAGTTCTGACCTTCCCCTTACTTCTAACCATAGTACCTCTTCTTAGTACTTGAATAATGCAATCATCATCAGATAGTACCCAGTCTCCTACCTGTGCATCTCTCCATGCAATATTATACTGCACATGATTAGGCATAACTTCCCCCTTATCATATACACAATGCTTTATCCTATTTACAGTATATTCTCTCATATAGCTAGGTTTTCGTAACGTAAGTGGAGAAAACTCCTATGCTTCACCTACTTCATAAACCTTTTGCATTAGTTCATAAGTTTCATCATCCCAGTAATCATCTAATGTAATCTCACCATAATTATGAGTAACAACTTCATCATCTAATCTGATAACACTTTCTGAGATGTCTGTTATTTCATCAGTATCAGTATCATATGTAATAATCAATTTATATTCTAAATTACCTTTAAACTTCTTTTCCATGATACCTCCTATTTATAGATATAATTTATATAGATTAAAATTAAAATGCAACAAAAAAGAATCCTTGTAACCTATAGCTATATATAAACTTTTAAACAGACCGACCAGTCGGTTTGGTTTTGAGCAAGCAATCCTAAATCTAGAAAGACCCTTTTTTCAAAAATTGGGGCAAAATAGTGGAGGCACTAAATATCAACCCCACCCCCCGAAAAGTAATTCTTTTGCATAACAATTTCGTTGTTTTTAATTGCTTTCAACGTTGGAGACATATCATGAATGACAAACAACAAGTCGCTGTAGGCGATGAACTCAAAATCCATTTTCCAATCGTAGACAAAGATGCTGGAACTGCTCGAATGGTTCCTTGCACTATCAAATATCTAGGCACTAAGCTTTATCACAACGGTGTCGACTTCTACGACTTTCAGAATGTTAAGAATGGAAATGCTTACTGCTTCTCCATATCTGAACTTGAAGTTCTTACTGGTGGCACTCATGAAGAATGCGAATCTTTCGAATTCTAATCATACCCTCGCAAGAGGGTTACTTTGAGTATAAAGCTCATAAACTTGTAGTGGTGGCTGGGATATAAGACGTGGTAACACATGCAGTTTAAACACTAAGAGTCTTGTTTATTAAACAAGCGACTGTGTAAGGTGATACACCTTGCGTTACCGTACGCATTCTCAGCCTCATACTACATCATATACGTGTGAATAAAGAATTAATAGTAATAAACGTTACCTAAACAATAAAGGAGAGTAAATCATGGATAGTTATATGTTATTTAATCTAATGTGGGGAATATTATCACTGTTTATCAGTGTGTTATTAGGACTATGTGCTTGGGAAAAAGCAACAGAATTATATCATTGTATGAAGAAGAAGAGAGGTAAATGATGGAATATTTATTCTTATTAATAATTATAATTGCTATCGTTGGTGAGTTATCAAGTGACTCTGATTATAATGATAGTTATGATGGTAAAGGCTCTTATTATGAAATAAGTAATAGGAGGGATAAGTAATGGCAAAGAAACTACATAAGTGTAAAACATTTATACATAGAGATAAACCTCAGCCATTGTATTGTTTAATAGTAAACAAGTCACAAGAGGATAAAGAAATTGAACAGTATATTCAGAAAGAAATGGAGTACTGGGAAGACAAAGCTGATATGATGATAGAAGCAATGATAGATGATAGACATTTTAAATAAAACGGAGGAAGGATGAAGTATAAATCAAGAGATAATAAAATAACAGAACAAAAGAATAATCCATACTTAGACAAGCCTAAGAAAGCACTGTTAGACTTAAAGAGTCAAGGGGAAGGCAA